TGGATAAGTCCAGGTGACGAATTGACGAAAGTTTCAACGTCAGTAAAGTTTTGGTTCATGTCTGCAGCCACAATCGTGGTTCCTGCAGAGAACGTGTTTGTAACGGACAAAGTTGCCATTTAACGCAATCTCCTCGGCGTGTAGGTGAAAGCCAAAGCGTTCATTTCCCAATGATTATTGGTGCTAGGACCGCTTACTTTCATACTTATACTCTTTGCTGTCCCAAGAGTGGGCATATTAATAACATCTGCTGTTAAACTGCGGGATATAGCATCCCAAATAGCGTAATAAGCAGAAGTACTATCAGCGTCATCCCACTTAGCTGTACCCCACAAAGAATCAGACGTTTTACCTGCAATAGCAACACTAAAACTATTAGTGTAAGCAGACTTGTCGTAATCCTTGTAAACAAGAATAGGAAGCGAAATAGTTGACTCAGCTGACGTAACGATACGAGGACGACCCCAACGTTTTTTAACGATAGGGTTCTTTCCTGTCATCCAAGGAGTCACGAAATAAGAAGTGATATGAGTCTCAGCTGAAACCGCATACCTGTCAGTTGAACGATTCTGCTCATCTTCCATGTCGATCAACACACCAGTGTTAGCGACACAACCACCGAAAACTGTAGAAGAAGAATTAGGTGGCTTGTAAGCATATAAAGGTCCAGCATCAATATCACTAAGAACCCAAGCCCCACCTTGGGCTATCGTAGGGTCATACATCAAAGTGCGTCTAGTTGTTGAACCATCTTCAGTCCAATCAACAGAAACATACAATTTGTTGTTACCCCACGCTAATTGAGGATTCTCACTGAAAGTGATGCGACCATCGTCAATAGCTGGCATCAACTTATTAAAAATGTAAACAAAATTTTCCCTGTCATAAAGATACACACCCATGTCGGCATGCCAAAAGAAAGTCCCATAAGGAGTCGCCACAGGTGACGACAAAGGAACAGAACCCACATCATTAGACAAAGTAACCACCTGAAAAGAATCAGAATCAAAACCGAAAACAGCATGAACACTGTTCGATTTGAAAACAAGCAAACGATCCCCCATAGGAACAATGCCTGTTATGTAATCGCCATGATCACCCAAATCAATATCAACATAATCAGTGTCAGTCCAAGTCTCAGGATCATTAATGTTAGACCAACGCAACCTGGATTTATGATTAGTCGCAGATTCGTAAGTGTTAGCAACCCAAGCAAAATTGTTCCAAAAAGCAACATACTGTGCTTGAGGCATGTTACCAGAAGCACCAAAAGTAGTTCCCAGATCCGCAGCAGCTGAACCATTCCACCTGAAAGAAGGCTTATCAAAAGAAACACCATAAGCCACATTGTTCATAGTTGTTCCATAAACCCTAGACCCAGCAGTCCTAGCAGTAATACCAGTAATATCAGTAAAATTAGCCGAAGCGGAATAAGCGACCTTAGTTCCATAATTGACCATCACATGATTAGTTCCACTATCAGTATGCAAAGCCCAAATGCCTTTAATGTCAGCGCTTAAAGCTGTCGTGTTGCGACGGTCAACACCATCACGTTGACGTATACCACCACGAGGATCGACAAGAACATTCAACAAATCAGGAGATTCATTCTCCTCCAAATTGAACTGATCTGTGCGAAGATTCAAACCGCCAACGAAAGATTCAAGGGCTTCAAGTTTGAAATTGACTGAAGCCACGTATTACTCCCAAGAATAACGTAAACGATTAGGTAAATAAGATTGAGACATCCAACGAGAAGCCGTCCGACTGTTCAACCTCACAGGTTGAGGAGCAGGAGTGTCCTCGTAACGCGCTCTCAGATTCTCCAGCTCTTGATTAAAAATAGAAAAATATTGTGAAGCCATAGTGGGATCTTCCTGCTGTTCATAAGCACGAGCTATCCCATAAGTAGCTAAAACCATGTGAAAAGGTGTAGGCAAATCGGAAGGTTCAGTAGCGTCAGAAGAACCAGCTCCGAAAGCTGCAGGGTTCTTGTACCCTCTCACATAAACAGTTTCTCCCGATCCAGGAGTTGGATACAACCTGACATTATCAGCCCAATAAGACCAATACCAAGGGTCACCAGAATTAGTTGAATCCAAAGGATAAACAATATCTCCAGTATCTCTGCCAAGATATTGAATAACATGATCATCTGTTCTAAGAGAAGCTATTTCACGAATCCCATTAGTAACAGAAGCACCCACAGTAGCTAAAGTGTAATCTTTAGTTCCACCTGCGGTAGAAAAAGTAGTAGACACCTCAAAAAAGGGCCATCTTTTCTCAGAGTAAACAATAACATCGTATGCTTCTCCAAGAAAACGATTCATAACATCATCAGAGATATCTGACGAATCAATATCCACAACAGAGCGAATATATGATCTCATTTCTGAAATCTGCATTCTTACTCCCTATGGAAAACACATAGGTCGCCGCCCATAGCGGGTCGCCCTTTGCAGGGGTCACCGCTACGAGTCAGCGCACTACATTTAGATGCTTCTTCAGAAGCAGGAGCCTCTTTAGGCATATCTGGAAGACGAGTCACATTCCGACCAGGTCCCACCGCCTCTGGACGAGGGGACGCATCACGAAAATTTCTGTCTCCACCAGGTTGACCATAAGGTCTAGCACCTGACTTGTATGCGTAAGCAAGCTCTCTACCCATGATTAAGCAGGTGTGATACCGTAGATGTATCCTTGACGAGAGCGGTTGCTCGTTGTCAAGTTTCCATAACAAAGAATCTGTGAGAACACAGCATCTTGGTTTGTTGGACGTACAAACGGTGTTGGCTTGAACCAAACATCGCTATGAGCTACCAACTGGAGATACTTGGTGTTAAGGAAATACATTTTTCCTTCACCTGCAAGAGTACCATCAAAGGTTATCGGAGCGCCCTTGAACAGAAGATTTTGGAATCCTCCGTCAGCCATGTCGGTGTCCGTGTAACGAATTTGCCCATCGAGGAAAGCCTCATAAGCTTCGTACTGGCTTTGACCAGTGATGATAATAGTAGGTTGGTCGTTACCAACTGAACAGTTGTTGTACATGGTAGCCATTGAAGCAACGTCTATTGCACCAGCTTGGTTAGCAACTTGTGATCTCCACCACGAGTTATCTGAGTCGGTTGCATCAATACCAGCGAAAGAAGATCCGCCAGCGTCGTTGCCAAGACCGATGCAGGCTGCAAGCCCAAGCATGTCTTTGCCACTGTTACCTGTACCATTACCGAAGAGCATGGTGTTCATGTTCTCGATAATTGTTTCCTGTGTTTGGAAGATTTTACCTTCCAACAGATCAATGATCTGTGCTTCGCCATTGTTTTTGGCTTCTTCAAGACCGTTGATTGTTACCGTAGCAGCATACTGTTTCCAGTCGTACTCAGCAGATGTGATACCTGTCTGAGCAGTTGTGGAAATAGTGTCTGTTCCAGAGTAAGAACCAGCGGTTGAGTTTGTTCCATAAATAATTGGAACTACGATCTTCGCACCACCCGTAACACGCCTAATTGTCTGACCATTTGTCAAAGCGTAGAACAAAGGTCTAGCTGTGAAAATGTTGTCAGTAAGTTTAGGTATGTAATTGTTTAACGTAGTGGAGAGAATCTCGTCGAAATTGGTGTTACCCGCAGTCATATTGTTTTCTCCTTAGAGGTTTAATTGCCTAATTGTTGTTTAGCTAAAGAAAAAGCTTCTCTGATCGAGGACGGTTTTTCACCACTGCCAGGATCAGAAACCACAGCATTAGCTTGAGTGCTACCACCGCTCGTCACAGTCGAAGCATCACGCTTCGCCTCGACAATTTCCTGTTCCTTTTGTAATTTTTCAGCCGTATCAGCAACTTCACCATATTTCATATGAGTGAAAGCTGCATCCAAATTAGGAATCTTGTTAGTCAAAGCATGCCTAAACAGCTCTGCCGCATCAAAATCCCCATATTTTCTCTTAAGACCAGCAACTTCTTTTTCCAAAGCTTGTTGTCTTTGAACTTGAGCTTGTCGCGCCACCTGATTTTCCAACTGTGCTAACCGTTTAGCATTAGGGTCTTCGTCAACAGTTTCACTATCATATTCTGTTCCACTGTTCACAGGAAGATTGTCCTCCACACCAAACGCTGATGAAAGCGCAGCTATCGTCCCAGAAGGATCTGTTTCCAGAGCTGAAGCTATTGCCTCCGCTTGCGATAAACGCTGTCGTTCTTCTGCCAGTTCCTGCGTTTTGCGAGTATAATCCGCTTGACGCTGGTAACCGTCTTGAAGCTCATTTAGGCTGACCTGCTGTTCCTCACCGTCGATTTTAACGACGTAAGTTCCGTCAGGTTCCGTCACTGCTTCTGCTGAAACTTCTGAAGTGTCCACTGTTGTGGGTTCCGTTGTTTCTATGTTATCTTCGGGCATTAGCCCCTCCTTCGGAGTCCAATTTTTTTGGTTGTTCCTATTTAAAAAATAGCACTGTCCCAATAAGGGTTACAGCGCAGGTAAATCAAGCCCCATTTGTCCTTGAAGCTGAGTTAAAAGCTCTGGGGGAACACCACCAGTTGGGGCAAAAGCCCCATCTGGAGATGCCCCGACAGGTGCGCCAGGGGGAGGTGGCACCATGTCACTAGGTCCTTGCATCGGTGGAGCGCCTCCAGCACCTTCAGGTGGCATAGGCGGTCCTTGTTGCATAATGAACCTTTCAGGATCTTTAATATCGAAACCTGTTTTAAGAACATGAACAGCTAACGCAGTTGGGTCAATCACAGTACCCACAAGAGGAGCCAAAGCATTAAGCAAAGAAACCGCTTGTTGTTTGCGTATAGTGTCATTCATAGGTTGAGTGGAACCAGCTTCAACACTGAAATCGTACTCACCTACAATATCTTCCCTAGAAAATGGGACAAACAGATCGTCGCTTCCCCTGTTAGG